CATTCACACACCCCGGCGGACAGGCTGTCATTGCGCTCTTCAAGTCAGACCTTGTCGCGTCGATAAATTGCGGCCAGCGTGCCTTCGCCTACACGCCGCCCAGCGGCTTCAAGGCGCTCAATACCGCCAACCTCCCGACGCCCTCCATCAAGAAGAGCAGCACCTACTTTGACGTTACGCGGCGAACTGGCACGGGTGCGACGACATCTGTAAGCACGTTGGGTTTCCAGCCGGACTGGGTGTGGATCAAGAGCCGGAGCAACGGCACGGCGCACAATCTGTTCAACAGCGTCATCGGCGCGACGAAGGGCATCCAGACCACCGGACCCAACGCTCAGTACACCGACACCAACACGCTGACGGCATTCAATGCCAATGGCTACTCGCTGGGCAGCGATGCCTCTTCGCGTGGCGTCAACATCAATACGAACACCTATGTGGACTGGGCGTGGAAGGAAAGCACGACGGCTGGCCTCGACATACTTAGCTGGACAGGAGACGGGACGGGAGCGCGCACGATCAACCACGCTCTTGGCGTCACGCCAGAGTTTATGATGCTGCGCGGCACGGATGCTCGGGTATGGGCCTGCTGGTTCAACAGCATGACCAGCGCCGCCTACTACATGGACCTTGGCACCGCCGCCGCTGAAGCCGTCGATACGACGATGTTCGACAGCACGTCTCCGACATCCACGACGTTTCGAGTTGGCAGCTACAACAACATCAACGCTGTTGCCTACGTCGGATATTTTTTCTCGTCCATTGCAGGCTTCTCTCAGATCGGCAGCTACACCGGCAACGCATCGACTGATGGGCCGTTCGTGTGGTGCGGGTTCCGCCCCAAGTTCGTCATGGTGAAGGCCGTGAATGTCGCCACGGGTTGGTTCATGTCTAACCCGTCGAACTCGGCTAACGAAGTGATCTTGCGCGTTTTCTCTGACTCGACGGCTCAGGAACTGTCCAACACCTACGGCCTCGACCTTCTGTCGAACGGCTTCAAGGTTCGTGCGCCTACCGGCTACAGCCTGAACAATAGCGGCAACAAGTATGCGTTCATCGCATATGCCGAAAACCCATTCAAATACGCGAGGGCACGATGATTTCCATTTTGTACGCAGTGTGGTGTGGGTTGTGCTGGCGTCTGCGCGGTGGGGCCCTCAACCAGCTTACCAGCATGGTGGGCATCCATGTGGGAACGGGCATCACCCGCATTGTCACCAGCGCACTCATCACGGCGCCCCTCCTCTATATTGATTGGAAGCTGGCGGTGCTGTGGCCCTTCATCTTCGCGGCCATGACCCTCCCCTACTTCGACCGCTCCATGGGACTGGAGGAGAAGGCCGACTACGGGTGGCTGGCCATGTGGGGTGCCTCCGTCACCTCCATCGTCCTCCTTCCAGCCATCTACATGGACCCCGACAAGGTGTGGCTGGTGTGTGGAGGCCCCCTCCTCATGCTGCCATATGCGCTGGCCAAGCCCCTGGGGGGCAAGTGGACCGAGCGGGCTGAGTGCGGCGTGGGTTTCCTCCTCGGACTCCTCATGTGGGCGGCCTATCATGGATGAGCATACGAAGAACATGGTCGATGCAGCCTCCGTAGCCACGGTGGTCAGCACCATTGCCGGGATCCTCCCCGCCATCGCGGCCCTCTTCACTATCGTGTGGACCCTCATCCGCATCTGGGAGAGCAAGACGGTGCAGGACTACCTGAGGAAGCGAGATGGCTGAGATCCCCAAGTCGCCTACCCTCATCCTCACCCCGGGCAAGCCGGGCATCAACCGGGAGCTGACGCGCTACGGCGGGGAGGGCGGCTGGTACGACGCCGACAAGGTGCGCTTCCGCTACGGCCAGCCCGAGAAGATCGGAGGCTGGCAGAATGTCAACGGGGTGGGCGACACCACCAACGTCCCCGGGGTGGGCCGCAGCATCTTCACGTGGACCACCCTCGATGGCGTGACCTACCTCGCCCTGGGGACCAACTCCCACCTCTTCATCTGGTATGGTGGCAAGTACTTCGACGTAACCCCCGTGGATGTCTCCGTGTCGGTGAGCAACGCCTTCAGCACCTCGGCGGGCTCCACCCTCCTCACCGTCGTGGTCTCCTCCCACGGCAGGGCCTCCGGTGACTACGTCTACTTCACCTCGGTGGATGCCACGGTGGGCGGCAACATCTACCCGGTGTCGGCCCCCCTGGGGGGCTTCCCCATCCAGGTGCTGGATGCCAACACCTTCACCATCAACACCAGTGTAACCGCCGCCGCCACCTCCGCCACCGCCGGGGGCGCCGTCAAGGGTTTCTTCATCCTCCCTTCGGGCAACGCCAGCAACGCCGCCAACTTCGGCTGGGGTGCAGGTTCGTGGGGCGGAAGCCAGGGATGGGGCAGCCCCGCCTCGGTGGCCTTCGTCTCCCCCCTGCGCTACTGGAGCCTGGATGCGTGGGGCGAGGACCTCGTTGCCAGCCCCCGCGACGGCAAGATCTACTACTGGGACAACACCCAGGGCCTTACTTCCCGTGCCTCGGTGGTGCCCACCTCGCCCTCGGTGCAGACGCAGGTCCTCGTCTCCCCTGAAGACAGGCACCTCATTTCCTTCGGGGCACCTGATGCCCTCACCTCCGTCACCAACCCCCTCTACATCAGGTGGTGCAGCCAGGAGAACATCTCCGACTGGAACGCCAGCGCCACCAACACTGCGGGGGACAAGGTCCTCTCCGGTGCCTCGCGCATCATTGCTGCCCGAAGGGGTCGCGGGCAGATCCTCGTGTGGACCGACGAGAACCTCTACAGCATGCAGCAGGTTGGTCCCCCCTACACTTTCGGCTTCCAGCTCATCGGCACCAACTGCGGGGTGCTGGGCCAGAACGCCATGGTCGAGGTGGCGGGCCGCACCTACTGGATGGCCGACGAACGCTTCATGCTGTATGATGGTGCGGCGGCGCGCCCCATGAAGTGCGACGTTCTACGCTACATCTTCGAGGCCCTGGACAGGACCCAGCTCGACAAGATCTATGCGGGGAGCAACACCTCCTACAACGAGGTGATCTGGTTCTACCCCACCACCACGGGGGAAGTCGATAGCTACGTCATCTACGATTACATGCAGGACGTGTGGAGCATTGGGCGCATCGTGCGCACCGCGTGGCTGGACCAGGGCATCAACACCTACCCCATCGCGGCGGGCTACCCAGCCAGTGCCACCCGCCTCTACTACCACGAGTATGGGAACGACGATGACGGGGCGGCCATGCAGTCCTTCATCGAGAGCAACATGTTCGACCTGGGGGCGGGCCAGGAGCTGATGTACATGGACCGCATCATCCCCGACTTCTCGGATCGCAACGGGGAGGCGATGCCCGGGAACCTCGACATCACCGTCCACACCCTCAAGTACCCCAACACCCCCACGGCGCAGGAGGTCACGAAGGGGCCCTTCACGGTGTCGGCCGGAACCCAGAAGATCGACCTTCGGGTCAGGGGTCGCCACGCATACTATCGCATCGATGGGGATGGTGTCAACACATCTTGGAGGCTGGGCGCGCTGCGCTTCCGCGTGGCTCCCGATGGTGAACGATGAGGCCGATCTTCCCCCTTGCACCCTACAGCTTCCAGCCTGACGAGGCTCAGGCGTGGAACGAGATGGTGCGCGTCCTCACCCTCTACCACACCCAGGTGGTGACGGGGCCTGGGGTGACAGGCTACGCAGTTTCTGGTACAATTCCCACGAGTGCCACCCTCGACCTCGGTAGCATCAATGTTACTGCGGTAGCCTACACGGTGGCGAAGCTCCTCAAGGACCTGGAGATCAAGGGCCTCCTGAAGGTGGACAAGTCATGAATCCTTTCTTTCCCATGCCTGGCTTCCAGTCCCTGCAGGGGCAGCGCCCCGTCATGGAGCCTGGCCCCATCTACCAGCCTCAAGCTTCGGGCTACATGGGTGTCTACGGGAGGGATCCCGAGAAGGTGTCCCCTGCCGTATCCCCGGTCCTCGAAGGGTTGCGGGAAGGGGAACGCTACAACGAAAGCGGGGAAGGGGGAAGGGGATATTCATCCACGTCCTACGCCGCCCCGGGCACAAGCTTCGATGCGCTGGGCCGCGTGGGTACCGCTGCCGGGCTTGCCACGGGCATCTCGGGCCTGGGTGCCCTCGGAGGTGCGGCAGGTGCATACGCCGCCAACCAGACCCTCTCAGGGCTGGGGCTGCCCGCCAACGTCTCCTATGGGCAGAGCATGCTCTCGGCGGCCCTCGGTCCCGTGGGTGGACTCCTGGGCGCGCAGTCTCCCCAGGCACAGTTCGATGCTGCCCTTGCGCGGGGCATCGAGCGCGGCATCCCTGCAGAATCCATGATGGGTATGCTGGCTTCAATGCAGGGCCCCAGCATTGCCCAGCAGTATGGGGCGCAGATATCGTCGGGGCAGATGAGTCCTGAGATGGGGTTCTTCAGCTCCGTCAACGACCTCAACACGGTGGGCCAGCTCGGGGAAGTCCTGGGATCCATGGACCAGTCCTCGGCTCCTTCGGCCGAGGAGGGATCCTCCAATCCTTCGGGCGACATGCCTGGGGGCCAGCCCGGTGAAGGTCCATCTCCGGGGTGGGCCGAGGGCGGCTACATCCCCGGTGATAGCGGGGGCATGGACGACGACGTACCCGCCATCATCGATGGGAAGGAGCCTGCCCGCCTCTCCTCGGGGGAGTTCGTCTTCGATGCCGCGACGGTGGCCGCCCTCGGGGATGGCAACAACCAGGCGGGGGCCAAGAAGCTCGACGGCCTGCGCAAGGCCATCCGCAAGAAGGCCTACGGCCATGAGCGCCAGCCGCCCCAAAATTACAGCCTGGGGGATCTCGTGAGGGCCTATGATCGAGATCGCTAAGGAGCGGGACATCCCCGAGATGGGGACCCTCCTCCTGGAGATGCACCACACCTCACCCATGCTCCTACCCCCAGTGGCCCCCCACAAGGTGGAGGCTGCGCTGCGCCAGTGCCTCCGGGAGGGCCGCGTCTTCGTTGCCCGCCGGGGTGGAATCGTGGGCATCCTTGCCCTGCAGGCGGTGGAACAGTGGTACAGCCACGAGAAATTCCTGGGTGACCTGGTCTTCTACGTGAGCCCATCCTCGAGGGTTTCCCGCGTGGCCTCCAAGCTGTTGCGCGCCGCCACCGAATATGCTACAATGCGGGAACTCCCCCTCCTCATGGCCGTGGTTCACGGAGAGGACGTGGAGCGCAAGGACCAGTTCTACGTGCGCCACGGATTTTCCCGCGTGGGCGGTGTATACAGTAGGGGTTTCTGATGGGTTCACTTTGTACCTCCAAAGCCAATCCTGTACCCACCACTACGGTACAGTCCTCCGCTTTCCCGGCGTGGTACGAGGATGCCCTCAAGCGCCTGACGGACGCCGGAGAGGCTGAGGTCCGGGCCACCCCCTACGAGTACTACGACCCCCAGGAGCGCGTCGCCCCCCTGAGTGCTACGGAGCAGGCCACCATCGGGCAGGTTCCCGTCGCCGCTGGGGCCTACATGCCGGGCCTTGCCGCTGGCTTCGAGAGTGCCGCCCTAGGTTCCAGGGGCGTGGGGGACATCGACTACTCCTCCTACATGAATCCCTACACGCAGTACGTCACCGACATCGCCAAGCGTGAGGCGGTGCGCGACTACGACAAGAGGCGTGGGGAGATGGGCTTCCAGGCCTCCCGCCAAGGTGCATTTGGTGGGGCGCGCTACGGGGTGCAGGAGGCTGAGGGTGAGCGCAACCTGGGCCAGCGCCTCGCTGACATCCAGCAGACCGGCCTCGAGCGGGCCTTCACGGCGGGCACCGGACTCCAGCAGCAGGAGGCCCAGCGCCAGTTGCAGGCAGCGCCCATGTTCTCCTCCATGGGTGCCCAGGCCCAGCAGTTGGGCCTCGGGGGCCTCGACGCCATCATGAAGTCCCAGGCACTGCCGCGCCAACTCGAGCAGCAGCAGCGTGACCTCGCCTTCGCTGAGTACCAGCGCGGCCAGGGTTACGGGATGCAGCAGCTTGGCCAACTTGGTGCCCTCCTGAGGGGAACCCAGCCTGGTGCCACTACCACTACGCAGGGCCAGACCTTGGTCCCCCAGCAGTCTCCCCTGCAAATGGGTGCTGGCCTCGGACTCACAGGTGCCTCCATCTACAACCTGATGGGCTACGGCAACTCCGGGGCTTCCCCCGCATCATGGGCTACATCCATGAGTGCCCGGGCTCTTGGGCTCCCGGGGTTCTGACATGGCAGACAATCCTCTTCGGTCATACAGTTTCAATGAGCTGCGCGAGCTGGACAACCTGCGCAAGGCAGGTCAGCTTACGGACCAAGCCATTCGGGATCTTGGGCTGGATCCTTCTTCGTTCAATGCCAACATTCGCGTGGCCTTGGAAGAGAAGAGGTCTGGTCCGGGAGGTCGGGATGAACCTCCCAGCATTCGTGTTCCGGCGAGTAGAATTTCCGAACCTGAAAATATCGCTCCCCGTGATTTGGGTCAGGCCATTGCGCGGTCCATCCTGCCCACGCCGGAACTTCCTCCGGCGCAGGGATTTGGTGAGGAGCGCAGGCGACCCCTGTCCGGGCCCAGCGTCGATTTCCTGAGGAGTACCGAAGAGGGTCCGCCCCAAGTTGGCCAACCCGCATATCCCCAGGTGACTCCCCCCGCCGCCGCCCCCGACCGGGTAGATCCCCTCGGCGCGGTGCGTAACTACTTGGGCAACCCCATGCCGGGCGGAGGCATGCCGGGGCCCACGAAGTTCACCATGCCTACGCGCCCCGCAGACATCAACGAAGAGGATGCCCGACGCAAGCTCCTCGCGGGGCTGCCCGCCGAGCGTGAAGCCCAGGAGACGTACAAGGCCGACCCCTACATGACGATGCTGCAGACTGGCCTGCGCATCCTTTCGGCCAAGCCCGAGCTGGGACAGAACGCCATCTCCACCATTGCCGGTCCTGTCGCGGAGGGCACCGAGAAGTACATGGCGGAGAAGGAGAAGGAGCGCACCAGCAAGCGTGAAGAGGCGAAGGAGGCCCGCGAGGAATCCTACCGTCGCTTCGGCGCGCAGCGTGAAGTCTCCTCCAAGCTCCTCGACCTTGGGGAAGCCGCCAAGAACCGCGACATCCAGTTCCAGAACCTCAGGAACCAGGTGGAGCGGGGGATCAGCGAGGACGCCTACAAGAGGGCCGAGCTTGGTATTCGTGGCTCCGAAGCTGCCATGCGCCGGGCCGAGCTGGAGATCAAGCTGCTTGCGGAGCAGGGCAAGATCCCGCAGCGTGAAGCCTTCGAGATCACGCAGCGCCTCGAGAACCAGGCCCTGGCCATCGAGCGCATCCCTGAAGAGCAGCGCACCCAAGAACAGAATGCCCAATTGGAGAGCCTGCGTCGCCAGCAGGCCGCAGTCATGCGCGCCACCGGAGCTTACGTCACCGGGGAGTTCCGCCAGAGGGCTGCTGCCGGACCAGCGGATGCTGCGCAGGCTAGGGCGTTGCAGGTACAGGCGGAAACCATCCGCAGGAGGATGCTCGATATCCAGAACTCCTACAAGAATGCCGCTGATCCAGAGGGCTTCCGGCGCGACCCCGAATACCTCCGGTACTTGGCGGAACTGGAGCGCCTGAACCTGGGTGGCGAGACTCAGCCCCCCAACATGAACCTGGCTCCCCCAAGGCCTTCGCGGTAATAGCGCATGGCAACTCCCAGCAAGATGGAGTGGGATGAGGCCAGAGAACAGTGGATCCCCGCCACTGGCCGCCCCGGTGCATCCTTCATTCAGTGGAATGGGGTAAGCTGGGACGAAGGCAAGAACCCTGAGGGTCCGGGGGCATTTCGCCGGGGCCTTGAAACTGGCTGGGAAAGCACGAAGGGGCTAGCCTTCGACGTTCTTCCCGCCATGATCCAGAGTGCCTTTGGCTACGAGGAGGCATCCCAGCGCAACCTCGATGCCTACAAGAAGAGGATGGACGAGCTGCAGGCCAAGGGACTCCTGGCTCGCACCACCTACCAGGATGTCCAGGATGTTTCCTCTCTCGGCTCCTACGTAGGGGAGGCAGTAGGTGAGGCCATTCCCTCCCTTGCCACTTCCCTCCTGGGTGGCCTCGGCATTGGTGCGGCGGCAACGCGCCTGGGTGCGGGCAAGATGCTCACCCAGCAGGTCGCCAAGAGGGCTGCGGCCCTCGAAGCGGAGGCTGCCGCCACTGGCACCACCCTGGGGCGCGAAGCCGCCATCAAGGCAGCCACCTCCGAGGTGAGCCGCAACGTGGGCATCGCAGCGGGTGCTTTCGGCGGCAGCGCCCTCCAGAACATTCCCGAGTCCTTCGCCTCCCTTGCGGAGGAAGGCCAGCAGAGCCTGGGGGCCGCCTTCGTGGTAGGCTCCCTCAAGAGTGCCCTCGATGCCCTGGGCCCCGTGCGCCTCCTCAGCAAGACCCGGGGAACCGACTTCTCCGACAAGCTGACGGATGTCCTCAGTGCCCGACTCCTCAAGGGAAGGCCGGGGGCCGCAGGTGCCCTGGGTGGTACCCTCGAGACCGTGGCCCTCGAAGGTCTCACGGAGGGTACCCAGCAGCTCCTCGATGAGACTGCCAAGGTCATCCTCGCGGACAAGTCCGTGGACTGGACCCAGGTCATCGACGCGGCCCTCAAGGGCGGTATTGGTGCGGCCCCTGCAGGTGGTGTTGCCGGAGCCCTGGGTGCCCGCAGCAAGGCTGCCGCCGAGGAGACCCGGGCCAAGCAGATCGATGAGTACCAGCAGAAGCTCGCCGCCGAGAGGGAACTTGCGGAGAAGGGACGCCTCGCCGCAGCGGAGCGCGAGAAGTGGGAGCGTGAGCGCGCCGAGGCCGAGCAGGACTACATCAACAAGCGCATGACCGGGGAGATCGAGGTTCCTCCCCGCGAGCGGGCCGACATCGACTACTTCAAGGATGCGCTGCGCGAAGTCGAACAGGCCACGGGAATCCGGGTCACCATGCGGACCCGCAAGGACAAGGAGGGCAACGTCCTTGTCGAGAAGGCTGACCTCCTCCCCATGGGCATCCGCAAGGGCGACCAGGTCATCCAGAAGGATTCTACCGGAGCCCCCGTCCTCCAAGTGAACCAGGAAGACGTGATGCGCCGGGCCCAGGAGTTGGCGCAGCAGAAGGTCATCGATCCCAGTACGGGCAAGCCCTTCACCGTAGCCTCCGCTCGCAATGCCCTCCAGAAGGCTGCGATCTTCGAGGTGCAGCGTACCGCCCAGCGGATGCGCAGCGACGACCAAGCCGAGAAGGATGGGGAGTACGCCCTGAAATTCTTCGGCCAGACTTCTGCCGAAAACGTTGCGACACAGGGTCCCACGCAGCTTCAGGGCAGGGAGTATCAACTCCAGAAGGCGCGTCAACTCGTTGACGAAGTGCGGGCCGACCCGGAGTCCCTCGACCTGGTCCCGGGCCTGCGCCAGCAATTCGAGCAAGCCCAAGCCCTCTTGGAGGAGAAACGCTGGGGTGACTACGACGCCCGGATGGAAGCCCAGAAGCAGGAACGGGCGGAAGAGCGCGAGCTGGGTCCCCTTGTGGGCAAGCCCTTCACGGGCAGCGGTGCCCTCACGGTGGAGCGGGAGACCCCGCAGATCACCCCCGAGCAGCGAGATGCCCTGCTCGATGCCGGGTACCGCCTCGACCAGATTGCCCAGATGCCCCCCGAGAGGGTGCAGGCCATCCTCATGGATCGCCAGCAGGAAGAGGTGGCAGCCCCCCAGATTGGGCAGCAGCAGCGCCTCGCCCTCGAAGGTGTGCTGGGCAGGGTGCAGAGGGGCGAGCAGGTTTCCATCCCCGCCGTCCAACAGGCCCTCGGGGAGACTGGCCTCGACCTGACCCCCGCACAGACCCGGCAGGTCCTCCAGGCCTATGCCCCCGAGAGGGCCACCACCCGAGGCATCGGGATGCAGGTGGTTGACCCCGCGTACCGTCTCGAGGAGAGGGACGGCACCTTCTTCAAGGCCAAGAGGGGCGAGACCAAGGAGCCCTACGTGGCCCCCGAGGTCGAGGAGCAACCCCGTCGAGGTGTGGAGCGCAGGCCCGCCGACCTTC